GTAGCTTCTGGTGCAGCTTCAGTAGCAACACTGCCGTCATCATTTAGGGTAACGGTTTCAGTAGCAGCAGTTGAAGGTGCAGTCTCTTCATTCTTTTCACCACAAGCAGCAAGAGTTAGAGCAGCAGCGGCGGCAGTAGCAATAGCAAAAAACTTCATAATATTTCCTTTTGTTTTGTGATATGGAGGAAGGGTGGCGGTCTCGAACCCCAAAGCATCTTTCAGCTTCCAACCGCTTTCAAGGCGGTGCCCGTCCCCGACGAGTTACCCTTCCATAATGGATGCCTGACTAGGATTCGAACCTAGGTTAACGGAGTCAGAGTCCGCTTTCTTACCGTTAGAAGATCAGGCAATATAATGACCGATATACGAGTCATTAAACCGTTTTATGACTGTTATAGTAGTCATTTTGATACATTAAATCTGGTACCGCCAACGGGATTCGAACCCGCATTATCTACCTTGAGAGGGTAGTTTCCTAGTCCAGTTAGAAGATGGCGGCACTATCACTTAGCTAGTGTATTAACACCATCCTGAAAGTCATCTGGAAAATACAGAATAGGCAGTATAGGCAGTTTACATGCTTCGATCTTTTTGTCAATATCTGACATAGCCTTTTTCTTGGCTAGTTCTAATTTATCAACAAAGAAATCCTGTGTCTTTTCCGGTAGATCAATTCCAAGGTGAGACATGCTAGGATTCATGATATAAGACGATTCCCAAGGATCACAAAATCCAACAGGAACACCATCCATATAATGGACGGTCTGCACATTGATGTTGTATCCGGTATTCTTGAATCGATCAATCACACGAATTGCAACTAGCCTTAAATCATGTTTATGCATATTACACCTTTTAGTCTGGTAGCCCTGACGGGGTTCGAACCCGCATTGCACTCCTTGAAAGGGAGGGTTCCTAGTCCAATTTAGAAGACAGGGCCATAATCAGTAACCACGATATAGCTTTACCGTGTAAGCAACTTTATCAACGTCATACTTCTCAAGTTCAGAGTCATATGTACACATATCAACAGCGACTTCTTCTGCCGTCATACTGTCAAGGTCATAGCCATTTTCAGTAGTGGCGATAAAATACGCTCTCTTAACTTCTTCAAACAATGACATAATGTATTCCTATAGTGGAGCGGCAAGCGGGGATCGAACCCGCGACATTCACGTTGGCAACGTGACGCTCTACCTCTGAGCTACTGCCGCATTAAGATGGAGTCTGGCGGGGGTTATTGCACCCTGTAGCATCATCTAGAATCTACTACATTCTCTCCATTCGTCCTTTGGGTCATGACTCCCTAAGACAGCAACTATGCCATACCAGACAAAAAATTGGTAGACCGTGAGGGATTTGAACCCCCGACCTTGAGATTAAGAGGCTCCTGCTCTACCTACTGAGCTAACGGTCCATATTTATACTATATTACTTCTTTACATGGCCTTTGTCAAGCAAATCTTTAGTTAAGTCTGATACCATACCAGATTCGCCAACAAACTTAATTTCTCCAAGAACACGACCATACTTTTCACGAGCATCATACTTCTTACTGTGAAGTTCGAAGTGTCCTTTAGAATGCTGACCAATGTCAACCCAAAGTTCAGTAAACTCTGTGGCTTCCTTACCAGAAGGAACAGCATTCTGCCCGAAAACTTCTGGTGTGTCAACCCCTAAAAGTCGTACTCGCTCTTTCATCTTGATATTGAAACCAAGGTCGATGAGAACATCTAGTGTGTCCCCATCGATAACCTTGACAATCTCGCACTTGTATACGTACATTAGAGACCTAGTGCGCTCTTGTATGTATCAAGGATAAGCTCTTCCTCATCACGCTTCATCTTGTCCATCTTGCGAAGACGTACAATCTTGCGAACAGCCTTGGTATCATAACCAACAGCCTTGACTTCAGAATAGATATCCTTACGATCAGCCTTAGCTGCGTCCATTTCTTCTTCAACACGCTCAATACGTTCAATGTACTGGCGAAGTTCCTGCGTATTAATTGAATTCAGATCACTCATAATATACCTCTTTAAGTTGGATGCCCCTCAGGGATTCGAACCCCGATACTATGGACCAAAACCACATGTCCTACCGTTAGACGAAGGGGCAACGAATTAACGTAAACGCTTGATAACCTTAAGATTGCCTAACGATTCGACTCTACATTTATCACATGCTAGAATGAATGTGTCAATGACCTTCTTGTTTGTTTCATAGTCGCTAAAGATCAGGAGACCGTCTTCGTTTAGCAGATTGAAACATACCGTGGCATTATACAACATATCCTTGAATTCGTAAAGACCTTCGACAAAGATAACGTCGAAGCGAATATCAGGATCATCAACAGCATTGGCCAACATCAGGTCATCTTGCGATACAGGAATAGCCGCTATCTTGTAATAATACTTACTGAAATAAGTATTGTACTTGTATATCGTTTCTTCTTGTCGCTTAAATGTAGCGATGTTTTTCATGAATGAATCGTGATGCTTCAGTAGGTTATTGGACAACCAATTAGTGGCATAACCATCGGTGTCACCAAGTACTAGTACTGATAACTCACGACCATCAGTCAAATTGTTTCTTGACAATAGAAAGAATAGTTCGCTCTGATTGGCTTTGAAATTTTTATTCTCGCCATAAAGCAACTTTCTTTCTGGTGCCATCTTAACACCTTCTCTGCATCCACGCAAGAACTTTGGTGTATGAATTGCGTTCCAGAAACCCGGATTGCCAGTATTTTCAATACAAGAGTCACGATTGCCAACAACAGCCACAACAGGCGGCGGATCAATCGCAGTAAACTTCATATCAAAAATATTACGCATACCAAGCTGACCATCGATAGAATCGTTAAGGCCATGTTTGCGAATACTGCCTAGAAGATATTGTGCAGTCTTGGGAGTAATGGCATACGCATGTGTACCTTCCCAACGATCTACGTCAATATAATCTGGAATAGAACCAATAGGAAAACGATAGTCTCTTTCTTGGTCAATACGAGGACCAAGCCACAATATTTCATCGTCATCCACTTCAACCTGTGATAGTGGACCCTTGACAATAGCATCATGCTCTAGGATTATTCCCGGTTCTTTTGACTCTACAATCATCTGCCAAATCTTCATGTGACCAGCAGTACAAGAGAAAACACGATTAAGAATCTGCTCTTGCTGTGGCATTTGGCTAAGATAGAATGGAATCATGTGAACACCAAATTCTTCACAGATATCCTTATAGGATGCACCGTTATAACCCTGTACAGGAATAACGTTCATACCAGAGCCATCACAGGACTTAACACAATCGTCTTTGTACTGAATTGACTTTGGGTTATCGATGTATAGAACATAAACGTTGTTGATCATAACAAACCTAGATTAGTCTAAATGCAAATGCCTCTGGATTACGATTACCGATATATTCGAAGTCAAATCCGGTTCTTTCAAGATACTCAGCAAACGCTTTGTATTCATGTTCCTTATAGTTCTTGAAAGGTGCGATAGTATTAGGATACCACAATTCATCTAGAATTACAATAGAACCTGAAAACAATCTTTCGCCAAGTTGGTCAAGAACAAACTTAGTGGAAGAATAAAGATCAGCATCTAAATGAATAAACGCTACTGGCTCTTTGTGTTCCTCTAGAAAGTTTGGAAGGGTATCTTGGAAAAGCCCCTTGACCAAAGTCACATGACTTGGTACATCTGGTAGATTTCCAGCAAACATTCCCTTACGATGATCATGTCTCCAATCTTCTGGAAGACCTTCCCATGAATCGAAACCATATACAGGTCGATTGGTTAGCTGAGCAATTCGATTGATCGTGCTGCCAGATGCAACACCAAATTCCATTATCAATCCATCAGGAAGATTCTTCATTGAAGCTTCAAAAATATCGAAGTGTGGTCCGAATCTTTTATCTATGATGGAGTCTAGCTTTTCTTGAATGTTCATAATTTACCTCATATTGAATTTGTAATGGGCCTGTCACCACAACATTGACAGCATTTTGTGGAAATTAATCAGCGCCTCCACCTGTGGTATTGCTACCTTAGGGTACGTTAATGTTGTATATATCGGGATCAAAAGTCCTATGCATAGGCACACCTTTTACTTGATATCCACTGGCCGGTTTCCATCAAGTGATTTATACTATAACGCCCATTACAAAACTTGGCTGCGTTGGGTGGAGTCAAACCACCGTTTGTAGACCATACCCCTATCCTAGGATTTTAGGGGGCGCATTTAACTGCTTACAACGCAATAATTTTGGCTGACCCGGTAGGACTCGAACCTACAGGTGCTTGCGCGACTGCTTAACAGGCAGTTGGGTCTACCATTCCCCCACGGGCCAAAACTTTATAAACTATCTATATGCTTCTTAACTCTTTTTCTGATAGATGCCTCTGACACATTATAGTCATTGGCCATTTTACTTTTGTTTCCAGCATACTCAGACATTAACTTATCATATACTTCCTGATTAGTCAAGAAAATTTTCTGTTTCCAGATTTTATCTTTCTTGAACTGTTCTTTACGCTCTTTCTTTTCTCGGAAGAGAGTATCGAAGATATCCTCATCAAACTTAGTATATTCATCTGGAATGTCAAGCATATTAGCATGAACTTCCCTATGACATATGGAACATAGAAGGATACATTTTCTCAATTCGTTTTTGATTGACTCGGCAGATTTTGGATTTGCTCTAATCGAACCAAATGAAAATTCTTTTTCTGTACTATCTATGTGGTGTAATTCCAAAGCAGCAGAACATCTATCATACGAGCATACTTGACATTTTCCGCCCATAGAAGCAATGATCTTTTGTTTTGTTCTTTTACGCCAATCTATTACTTTCTTTGAAGATTCTTTCATGTTTAGCTCCTATTCATTCGAACCTAGAGCTATTTATAACAATCGAGAATTTACCTCAGACTACGTAGAAAATCTAACACTTCGTCTTCGGTATTATAAACTTTGTTGTGTGATACTGGATGATGTAGACACACATGGATAACATCACCAAACTTACGGATCAAACCGTAGCTAGGATATCTGCCTTGACCAGCCTTCCTATTATTCCAGCGAGTACGCTTATAATAAGGAAATGGTTCACCTTCATGTGTAGTGCCTAACAACTCAGCACACTGTTCGTAAAAATTCTTGTTCATGCATACTATATATCATCGTTTGTACGCAGTGTCAAGAAAAATTTGGTACCCGGTGACGGGATTGAACCGCCGACCTTATCCGTGTAAAGGATTTGCTCTACCGCTGAGCTAACCGGGCATTATAATATTACAAGTGAGACTTCCATCCACCAATCGGACTGAAAGAAGCAATCAGTACACCATCACGGCGAACACTAGCTTCAAAACCAGCCTTATCTACAGCATCCAACGCTTCCCGGATAGAAGCACCGGTATAGATGTTAGTTCCAAAGTTAATCAGAGTTGCTTCGTACATGTCAATCTCCATTCGTTATGCGCTGATAATAGCGACAATGGAGAACTATGTCAACCTTGTTTGGAAAGAATTTTTGATCTTTCTTTCAGCTTGTCGAGAAGCCCACGATTACGTAACTCTTTGTACATTACGTTCTCAATGGAAAACTCACCAGCATCATGTAACCCCGCTGCACGACCAGTGTGAAGTTTCTCTCTGTATTCTTCAATCTCTTCTAACGTGCCATCCTTAAGCAACCACTTGATATACTTAATGGCATGTTCGATCTTATCTTGTGTCTTGGGATCGCTCAACGTATCAACATGGTCTAGATGTTTCGGAACGATCAACCACTTATTGTGCAGCAGAGAATAAACACCTTGTCCCTTAGGATAATGTTCTTCATTGCTTGCTGCGAAAAACTCTAATGGATATCCTGCAACCTTAGTATCGGCTATCTTTTTGGAGTATTCTTTCTTCTTTTCAAAAAGTTCATCACTGTCGAGACCAGAAGTATCGCACATAAGATGTACGTCAATATCAGAAAACTTGGTGTAGTTATAATTGACGTTGCCACCAGTGATAACAATGTCTTTAATACGACTTTTATCAACATTGGAAAACTTTGCAAAATCATAAGCTTTATTGGTCTTTCTTCCATAGCTTAGGATTTAGCTTATCGTGATACTTTAATGTTAGTTTTAACTTTTCTTCAATGTATTGTGAAAATGACAGCATGATAGTTCCTCATTAGTTTTGAGTATTTATCATGCTGTCAACTTTCAATGCAAGTGTCTTACAGCATGGTCCGCAGCATGGGTAGCAGCGAAGGATGCTGGCTTGATCTTAGCGTCAAGACCTAGTGTACCCTTAACGTATCCTAGAGCTTCTTTGACAGCCACACTTGACTTATGCTTTGGATCAGGGTTTACGTCAAGATGGATTTCCAAATGACGATCACCCAAATGATCGATAATTTCAGTAGCAGCTTCAATAGCGTACATAACCTCGTTCAAAAGGCGCTGTCGCAAGTTACCATAATCAGGCATATCA